ATACTTGGGGGTGATGCTTTATTGCAACATGCAGATATTGTAGTAGGTATTAATAGACCTGCTATGAAATTTATAAAATATTACGGACCAGATAGATATATTATTGCAGATGAAAACGTTCTTGTATGGCATTTCCTTAAGCTTAGAAATGGAGATACTAGAATGAGTTTCTTTAAAGCAGAGTATCATAAGATGCAAGTAGTAGAAATGACAACTCCTGGTTGTCAACAAAGAAGAGTGACAATATAAAATAAAACAAATGGCAGAAACAAAGCTTAGCAGAAAAGAAAGAGTAGCACTACTTAAAAAACATCAAATGAAATTATTTGATGCTGAAGGAATAGACTACGACAATGTAAAATACATTCCTAAGATGTGTTATGTTCCCCGTGGAGCAGATGAAAAAGTTATTACATTTTTTAAAAATGAATTATCAGGTGGAGAAGATATCTATACAGAATTTATAAGTCGTGATGTTGAATCAGAAGACCCTAATAGAATTCTTTATAAATGGAATTGGAATCCTCATTTTGAAGATGAATACAACGTGCAATCATCTGAAGGAGGTATAGATGAAAGATACTGGATACCTATTTCAGAATTAGCAAACATAACTGAAAAGCATAGTACTAAGATATCTACTAGAGATGTGTCTGCACTATCTCCTCAATTATATCCAAGTCTTAGTGATAAAGCAGCTATAGATGACATCTTAGCAGATTGTCCAATAAATGAATTGACTATAAGAGATAAAGCAGCTATAGCATGGAAGAAACCTGTAAGTAATAAAGGATGGCTTAATAAATTAATCAAAGAAACATTTACACCATGACGGATATTAAACTACCAACAAAAAAGATTAAAGCAGCTCAACAAAGCCCTAAAAATCTTATCATTTTTTCCAAACCTAAAGTTGGTAAGTCAGCTTTACTAGCTGGTTTAAACAACTGCTTATTGATTGATACAGAAGATGGCTCAGATTATATAGATGCCATGAAAGTTAAGGCAAGTAGCTGGGAAGACATACAAAAAATTGGTAAAGCAATTAGAGAATCAGATCATAAATATGATTATATTGCTGTTGATACAATAACTGCATTAGAAGCTATGTGTTTACCATATGCAGAAGTTCTATATGCAAGACAACCAATAGGTAAAAGTTGGTTTAAGAAAGATAAAGATGGGAATCTAGATGTAATGAGTGGTAAGAATATGTACGGGAGTATTATAAATCTACCAAATGGTCAAGGTTATGGCTACTTAAGACAGGCTTTCTTTAAAATCATAGACTATATAAAACAACTTTGCCCAAAAGTTATATTAATTGGTCATGTTAAAGACATAGTTTTAGATAAAGATGGCAGTGATGTCAACTCTATGGACTTAGACTTAACAGGAAAAATAAAAAGGATTATCTGTTCACAATCAGATGCTATTGGTTATCTTTATAGAAAGGGTAATCAAAATATACTTAGTTTTAAAACTAAAGATAACGTCACTTGTGGAGCAAGACCTTCTCATTTAAGAAATAAAGAAATAGTAGTTTCTGAAATGGATTCTGAAGGTAATCTGTCAACTAATTGGGAAAAGATATATATTGATTAATAACAATAAACTAATAAAGAAAAATGGGATTAAGTACAAAAGATGTAAAAACTGGAGGTGGGGAAAACTTCACTAATAAAACAATCCAGCCGGGAAATGTTGAAGCTAAGATCAACAGTGTAACCTTAGATAGACCTAGCTTTTTAGAAGCTGACCAAGGCTATTATTTTTTATTAAATCTTGAAACTGCAAAACCAACAGATGACTTTGAAGGATTTCTTTTAGATAAAGATGACCCTGAAGGAGGTAGACATGAAGGTCAAGTAGGTAGAGTTAAGATAGGTAAATGGCCTTATAAAGACAATACTTTTAAAGGTATTGAAATTAAAAGAGATATTGAGATACTTAAAGGTATTAAACGTATCTGCACAGAACTAGGTATTGAAAAATGGTGGAAGAAAGTTGATGAAAAGTTTGATACAATTGAAGAATTTGTAGATGCTTTCAATAAAGACAAGCCTTTTAAAGATAAGATGATGACATTCTGTGTTTGTGGTAGAGAATACTACAATAAAGCTGGATACATAGCTTATGATTTATACTTACCTAAGTTTGGAAAAGAAGGTAAAGCCTTTTCTACAACAGAAAATGAAACTCTCGTTTTCAATCCTGATAATCACATTGATTATGCTCAAAAACCAACTCCTGTAGAGGACTTCGGTGCTAATAAAGAACAGCCTGAAGAGTTTGAGTTATAATTAATAAGTGTTCAATTAAGTTAAGGGGAATTGTTTAATTACAGTTCCCCTTTTTAATACATTAAATTATGATAAGAACTATAACTATTGCATCTGACTTAAAAGAAATACCAACAGAATGGCCTTTTGAATATTATTTAAATCTTCCAGAGAAATTACACGGCCAAGATGTAAAAATTAGATCTGTCTTTGGAACAAAAGATGCCAACCCATCATTGGTAGTTTACTATAGAATGAGCTTTGGTAAATACATGTTTAAAGATTTTTCTACAGACATTGGTGGAAACTGTGTAACATTAGTTCAACATCTATTTGTATTGGAAACTAAAGGTCAAGCTATTATAAAAATAATATCTGATTACAATCAGTATTGTTTATCTAATACAGCTATTCCTATTAGAGAATTTAAAATATACAATAAGTATAAGATTACGGACTTTACTATAAGAAGCTGGACAGTATACGATCAAAAGTATTGGATGAACTATAAAATAAACTCCAAGCTATTAGAAAAATATAATGTGTTTCCTCTTAAAGAATACACAATGAATAATGGAGATGATAAATTAAAGATAAAAGGGCTTTACTTATACGGCTATTTTACAAAGAAAGATGTTCTCTATAAAGTGTATCAACCCATGACTGATAAATGTAAGTTTATTAAGGTTAGCAATTATATACACGGTCATGATCAGTTAACATTTGAAAAACCTTACTTAATAATATGCAGCTCATTAAAAGATATAATGGCTTTTGATAAGCTTGGTTTTAAAAATGCTGAAGCAATAGCTCCAGAGAGTGAGAACACTCTTATACCTGAAAATGTTATTGAAAAGTATCAAAACAGATATAAAAAGATCTGTACTTTATTTGACAATGATACAGCTGGTATTAAATCCATGGAGAAATACAAAGTTAAGTACAATATAAACCCGGTTCATTTAAAGTTAGAAAAAGATTTATCTGATTCAATAGAGGCTCATGGAGTAAGCAATGTAAGAATACATTTATATCCTCTGCTAACAAAAGCTTTAACTGGAACAATAAAAAATATACCATGAGTTGGAAATATAATAATGGTGACATAGGTAATAAAACAGCCTTAAAGACTTTTACAGATGACATGATTCCAGAAGGAGCTCATGGGTTTGTATACCTAATGATTGTTATAATAGACGGGCAGCTTAAAATCTATATAGGTAAAAAGAATTTCTATTCAAACCGTAAGAAAAAGTTTGGAAAGAAAGCTCTTGCTGCTATAACAGATAAGCGTCATAAAAAATATGAGATGATTAAAAAACTTTCATACCAGAACTATTATAGTAGTAATGAAACAATAAAACAAGCTCATAAAGATGGTGTTGATATAGAAAGACACATTCTTAAAATATGTTATAGCAAAGCTGAGTTAACTTATGAAGAAGTAAAAGCTCAATTTAAATTTGAAGTATTAGAAGATGAGAGATACCTTAATTCTAATATATTAGGAAAATTTTATAAAAAATAAACTATGGATAATATTGAAAAAAGCTTACTAGCTTTTAAGCTTTCAAATGAAAATATAAGATTTATTAATATATACTACCACGGAGGTGGAGATGACGGATCTATAGAAAACATAACAGCATTTACTTTAGAAGATACTCTTCAAATAATGAAATGGGAAACTTTACCAGAAAATTATCTAAGTGAGTTAGACCTTCCAGCCTGGACAAATGGAGTGGAAGATTATATTTCTATTGATCTAAATGATACTGATCGGAAGCTAATAGAAGAAATAGCATACAACTACCTTAATAATATAGAAGATTGGTATAATAACGATGGAGGTTATGGATACATAACAGTTGATATGAAAACAGATGATTATTATATTCATAATAATGTGTATTACACACAGGAACAATCTTATAAGCACACTGGAAGTTTTTTAAGTGATTCTTAATATGGCACATCCTTTATTACACGCTAAATCCTCTGTAAAAAAATGGGGAGGACAAGAGAAAGACTATATACATATTCATAATTGGTTTGATGAAACCAAAGCATGGATAGGACATAGTAAACACAGACTCTTTAGACATCATAGTGAGGGAATCTTTGAATGTGAAAGAATATTTGGAGAATACTTTACTAACTCTGATGGTAAGATTGTATATACAAGATATGTTGGGGAACAACATGTAAGAGAAGACTGCTTTGGGAAAATCCCAAGTGCCAAAGAATGGATAGATAATATAAACAACTCTACTCCTCCAGAATGGATGATAAGAACACAAAAAATAGAAGACTAATGGACAATGTTACATTAAATAAAATAAATGCAGCCCGGCTTAAAGATATGCTAACAAGTAAAATAACAGAAGATATTACTGTAGGTTTCTCATTAATGCAAGAATTAGATTTAACTGAAAATATAGCAACTATGCTATGTGTACTAAAAGATACAGGCCATACTAATTTTAATGCGCCTCTATTTAAAAAACACTTTTCTAAAATATTACCGTATTTTATAAAGAGTGGTAAAGCAGCTGATACATATTTAAGATCTCATGAGTTTACTTATGAGTGTATGTTAAATGTTGTAAGAAAAGTAAACCCAACAAAGCTTCCTGAAATAAAATCATATATAGAAAATATATTTATGGAACATTTTTATAATATGGGTATAGGTTTTATAGAAGACATAAATTTAAAATTATCAAATGAATACAGTAACATATAATTTAAAAGACAGTTTAGCAAGAATTTGTAAAGACCTAATGTTTGATGAACCATTCTACGGTTTATTTCTGCTAAGTTTAAATAAATCTTGGGATGAAAGACTGCCCACAGCAGGTATATCTCTCAATGGAATAAATTTCAATTTAATAATCAACCCAACTTTTTGGGCATCTTTATCTGAATTGCATAAGAAAGGTTTGTTAAAGCATGAGCTATTGCATATTGCATTTTTTCATTTAACTGATTATGGACACTTATCTAATAAAGAAGTTGCTAATATAGCAATGGACTTAGAAATTAATCAGTACATAGATAAAAGTTGGTTACCTGAAAACGGTTGCTCAATTGACGGAGAGTTTTTTGCTAAGATGAATCTTAAAAGAAAAGCTGGAACTCAATATTACTATGATGAGTTAATGAAAAAACAATCTAGTAATTGCCAAAACCTTAAGGCTATATGTGAAGCTTTAGAAAAAAATGAACCAAGCTGTGAGTTACCAGACGGTACTAAAATTGACTTAACAAATCATGATTGGAAAGATCTTGATGGTGTAGATGAAGCTACTAAGAAAATGATTGCTACTCAGACGGGTCATGTATTAGAACAACTAGAAGAACAAATAGAAAAATCTAATCCTGGTAGTATTCCAGGAGAACTAGCAGACATACTCAAGAAACTTAAGATTACAACACCTCCTAAATTTGATTGGAAAGGTTATATGAGAAGGTTTGTTGGGAAGTCAACTAAGATATATACTAAAAAGTCTAGACGAAAATTAAATAAAAGACTCATAGATTTTCCAGGATTAAAAATTAAAAAACAAAAACATATACTAGCTGCAGTAGATACATCAGGATCAGTTAGCAAGGACGAGCTTATAGAGTTCTTTACTGAAATGTATCATATAA